CTCTAAATATTAAGTTGCCCCTTGCGAGGGATAACACCTTGAGAAAGGATTCGCCCAGGAAGTATCAAACACCTTTTTTAATCTTCACTCTCAAGGAGTAATCCATGTCTAACGCAACAGCGTCAAGGCTGGGTCTGGTTAACAATAGTGGAACTGGCTACGAAGCTTTATTTCTTAAAGTTTTTAGTGGCGAGGTGCTAACTGCCTTTGCTGAAAACAATGTTTTTGGTGAAGCATTACATACCGTAAGAACTATTTCTTCTGGTAAGTCAGCACAATTTCCCGTAACCGGAACCGCATCAGCCGCCTACCATACACCTGGCAACTTACTGACTGGTGGTGCAATCCTTCACAATGAGAAAGTTATCAACATTGATGACCTACTTATTGCTCAATCATTCGTTGCAAACATTGACGAATTGATGAACCACTATGACGTAAGAGCAATCTACGCTAGTGAACTAGGTAAGGCCCTAGCCAAACGGTATGACCTGAACGTAGCGAAAACAATCGCTAACGCTTCTAGAGCTTCTACTACTCTTACCGGTGGTTCTGGTGGTACTGTTTTAACTCTTGCTGACGGTAATACTGCAACTGCAAACGTTACTGGTGATGAGTTAGCAGCAGCTATCTATGACATTGCTCAAGCATTTGATGAGCGTGACATACCTAAGACAGATAGATACGTAGTACTTCCTCCAGCGGAATATTACAAGCTACCTGAATCAGCTACTAGAACTATTAGTACTGACTACAACCCAGGTGGAAACGGTTCCTTTGCTTCAGGAACAGTTATGCAGGTTGCTGGTATGCCTGTAATCATGAGTAACAATGTTCCTCAAGATAACAAGGCTCCTGGTAACACAGCTAATACCAACGAATTAGGTGGTTCTAATAACACCTATGCTGGTGATGACAGCAAGACTATCGGTCTTGTCTTCCATAAATCAGCTGTTGGTACAGTTAAGTTGCTTGACCTACAAACAGAGATGTCTGGAAATGACTACTCAGTTATGTACCAAGGAACGCTTATGGTGGCGAAATACGCTCTAGGCCACGGAGTTCTCCGTCCTGAAGCTGCTGCTACTATCAAGCTATCTGCTTCATAAACTATTAATTGAAGGGTACTCATATAATGTGGGTACTCTTCTTTTTTTCTTGTTATGGCTTACGGTAAGAAAAAAGTAAAAACAAAAGGCACTAAGAAAAAATGACAACTAGAAAAGCTCTTAGAATTTCTGATGGTCGTGTTCTTTTTCGTGTGGACTTAAAACTTCCATCAAAGAAAAAGAAGAAGAAAAAACAGAGACATCCTGCTGGTGGATACTATTGGGGTCCAGATTGGCCTAAAGGTACACCAAAACAATACCAACAGTACAAACCACCCATAGTAAACGTTTAAGAGGTTTAAATGACAGCAACAACACAGCTAGAAGCAGTCAACATCATGCTTGCTGCTATTGGTGAGGCTCCTATTAATACACTGTCAGGTACTGTTCCTGTTGATGTGAAACTTGCAGAAGCTACTTTGACAGAAATCAATAAAGAAGTTCAATCAGAAGGATGGTCTTTTAATACAGAAATTAATGTTGAATTAACTAGAGGTGATGCAGATCAAATTTTATTAGCATCTAACGTTTTAAGAGTTAATCCTAATGTTCATGATCATCCAGATATTGATGCTATTCAAATTGGTTCAAAACTATATGACAGAAAAAATCATACATATACATTTAGTGAAAGTTTAAAATGTACGGTTGTTTATTATCGTACCTTTAATGAAATACCTGAACCAGCTAAAAGGTATATCAACATAAAAGCTGCAAGAATCTTTGTTGACAGACTTGTAGGTGATCAAGAATTAAGAACTTTTACACAAGGAGATGAAGTAAGAGCAAGAGCAATATTAATGGAAACTGATTACTCTAATGCAGACCATAATATTCTTGTAGGTGATCCAGCTTTAGCTGATGTCTTTAGTACTTATTCCCCTTCTAGTGTATTAATCAGGTAATTATGAGTATCGTTTCAAGAGCTATTCCTACTCTCCTTAGAGGGGTATCACAAGCTTCTGACTCAGTAAAACAATCAGATCATGCTGATATACAAGATAATGCTAATAGTTCACCAGTACAGGGATTAATAAAACGAAGTGGCAGTCAGTATCTAGCTACTTTAAGTGCTTCTGAATTAAGTAATGTTCATGTTCATACAATTAATAGAGATACAAACGAAAGGTATCAGTTAATTTTAGGTGATGAAAGTATTACTGTTTATGGTCTAGATGGAACAGCATATACAACAGCTAATAATAAAATTAGTGTTCCTGATGGAGTTACTTATTTAGATAGTAGTAGCCCTAGAACACACTTTAAAACAGTAACGATTGCTGACTATACCTTTATTGTTAACACAAGTAAGGTTGTAGCAATGAATAATGCTGTTAGCCAAGGAGGTAGTACAGCAGCAATTGTATTTATTAATCAAGTTACTTCTAATACTGACTACACAGTTACAGTCAACAGTACAACTGCTACATACAATAGTGGAACAAGTAATTTAAAAACAACAGTAGTAGCAACAGATTTAAAGAGTGATTTAGATGGTGGATTGTCTGGTTTTACTGTTACTCAAAATGGAGCAGTTCTATGGATAAGAAAGAATGATGGATCTGATTTTACGATTGATACTAATGACTCTCAGGGTAATGCACAAATAACATTAGTTAAAAATTCTGTTCAAACTTTTACTGATCTTCCTACTGTTGCACCTAATAACTTTGTAGTAGAAGTAAAAGGAGATGAGACTACTAACTTTGATAATTACTACGTTAAATTTGTTACTAATAACGGAGGTAGTTTTGAAAAAGGACAATGGGAAGAAACAGTAAAGTCTGGTATTACTTATAAAATAGATGAAGCAACTATGCCTCATGTCTTAATAAGAAAGGCAGATGGTGATTTTATTTTTGGTAAAGCAGATGGTGGTTCATATACAGCAAATGGTACAACATATTATTTACCTACTTGGAAAGATAGAACTGTAGGAGATTTAGATACAGCACCTGATCCATCTTTCATAGGATCAAAAATTAATAACGTTATATTTTTTAGAAACAGATTAGGCTTCTTGGCTGATGATAATGTCATCTTATCTAGGGTATCTGAGTTCTTTAATTTCTTCCCAGAAACAGTAACTACTATTATAGATAGTGACCCTATTGATGTTGCAGCTTCTCACACAAAGGTAGCTATTTTAAAACATGCAGTAACGATGGGAGAACAATTAATATTATTTAGTGATCAAACGCAATTTGTGTTATCTAGTTCATCAGAAACATTAACCCCTAAAACAGCAAACGTTGTTGTAGCAACTGAGTTTGAAAGCAGTACAGCAGCTGCTCCTGTAGGATCTGGTAGGTCTATTTATTACTTAACAAAGAAAGGTTCTTTTGCTGGTGTAAGAGAATATATAACACAAGAAGATGTAGCTATTAAAGATGCTAGTGATATTACTATTCATGTTCCTAAATTTATTCCATCTAATATTTTTAAGATGGCAGTTTCTACAAGTGAAGATGTTCTAGTATTACTAGGGTCTGACAACCAGAATAAATTATATATAAACCGTTGGTTGTACGGTGAAAGTTTTAATAAGGTTTTAAATTCTTGGTTCTCATATACATTTAATTCTAATAAAAAAATACTTGGTGCAAGTTTTATTGAAACTGATTTATATTTAATTGTTGCTACAGCTACCGGAACATATTTAGAAAAACTTCCTTTTGAAGCTAACTTTAAAGAAGCAAATACAGAGTTTGAATATCATTTAGACCATAAAATTACAGAAGCAACTACTGGTGTATCTATTGCTTTTAATAGCACTAACAACGTAACAACTTGGACATTACCTTATAGAACATATGCAACAATGTCTGTTGTTGGTAGATACTTAGCTGATGGTGAAACAAGTACTTTTGTTGCTACAGGTAATAGTAGTGCGACAAACCTAAAACCTGGACAAGTTATTACTACAACCACAACAAATACTAATGGTTCTAGTGCAACTATTACAGCAGAAGGAGATTATAGATTATCTAAAGTAATTATTGGTGAACCATTTGAAATGCACTATAGATTTAGTCAGCAACGTTTAACTGATAGTTCTTCTGGTAAAGCTACTGGTAGTGAAATAGTTAGTGGCAGATTACAATTACATCATTTTTATATTAAATATGAAGATACAGGTTTCTTTAAAGTAGAAGTCACTCCAGAGAATAGAGACACAAGTACTCATAAATTTACTGGTCAATTATTAGGTTCAGCTTCTTCTACTATTGGTCAGATTAATTTAGAAACAGGTACATTTAGAGTTCCTATTATGAGTAGAGCTGACAGAGTAGATGTGGATGTGAAAAATAATACATTCTTACCTACAAAATTATCTTCTGCTGAATACGAAGCTAGATTCCATATGAGATCTAAACGTATTTAATGGGGTATCTAAGAAAATCTACTGTTACTGATTTGAACTATGTCATAGATCATTTAAGAGTTTTAGATAAAGTTGAAGCTTATTATCAAACAGGAGAACAGCCGGAAGAAGCTGTTAGAAGAACGTATTTAGCATCAAAAAAAGTACTAACAATAGCTGGTGACGATGATCAACCAATGGGTCTTTGTGGAGTTATTGTTGATGGTGTTATATGG